CCAATTGAGAGAACGGCAGCCACATGGGGCGGCAGGGTTGATTTAACCCGCATTTCCCAAGTAACTTGACGTTTTCGCGCCTCCAACGGCCACTAATGTGTTATATTTCAGTATGTTAATTTGGCTGAAGGTGGTGGATTATGGATCACCCAGAGGGTGCACGCGAAACGGGTGATGGGCGGCTCAGTTTTGACCGCCGGGTCCGGCTGGAGTTTCATGGTTCCAAGATCAGCTCGGACGGTGGATTACTGTTGTTCAGGGAATTGGATGAAGTGCTCGGCCTGCACGACATTGCGGGCGGATTTCTGAGAGACACGCGAACTGGCCACAATCGCCTGCACTCACTGGTCGGCTTGTTGCGCCAGTCGGTCTTTGGGCGGCTGGCCGGATATGATGATGTTAATGACGCGGACCGTTTATCGCTTGATCCGGTGATGCGGCAGGTCGTTGGAGGGCGTGCCGTTGAGGCCAAGGCCGCGTCTGCGAGCCAGATGGGACGGTTCGAGACCGAGGTGTTGGCGGCAACCGACAATCGCACTGTGCTGGCGGATTTATCAGGACACTGGATCGACCGGGTTCACAATCGCAAACCGCCCAAGTGGATCACGCTCGACATGGACAGTTCAGTCAGTCCCACCCACGGCGCGCAAGAAGGCACCGCTTGGAACGGGCATTTCGGCTGCATGTGCTATCACCCGCTGTTCGTCTTCAACCAGTTTGGCCATTTGGAACGCTGCGCCCTGCGCCCCGGCAATGTTCACAGCGCAGATGGATGGGAAGAGGTTCTGAAGCCCGTCATCGCGCGATATGCGGATCGTCACCTGATGCGGTTCTTCCGGGGGGATGCTGCGTTCGCCATCCCGGAGCTATACAAAACTCTGGAACTGGAAAACTATTTCTACGCCATCCGCCTTCGGGCCAATCGCGTTCTTCAGGGCAAGATTGCGCATCTGCTCAAGCGCCCTGTGGGTCGTCCGCCAAAAGGCGTGAAGCGCATCTACGGCGACTTCCAATATCAGGCGGCATCTTGGGACAAACCTCGTCGTGTCATCGCCAAGGTGGAATGGCATCCCAGCGAGTTGTTCCCGCGCGTGGGCTTCGTGGTCACCAACATGCCGATGGAACCCGACTGGATCATCCGCTTCTACAACCAACGCGGCACCGCCGAGCAATACATCAAGGAAGGCAAGCAGGCGATCAACTGGACCCGTTTGTCCTGCAAAGGCATGGCGCAGAACGAGGTGCGGCTGCAACTCCATGCACTGGCTTACAATATCGGTGCCTTCCTACAGGGCACTGATCTACCTGATGAGATAGCCGACTGGTCACTGACAAGCCTGCAGACGCGATTGATCAAGATTGGTGCGAGGGTTGTGCGTCACGCCCGTGCAATCACCTTCCAACTGGCCGAGGTGGCTGTCAGCGGCGATCTGTTCAACCGCATCCTTGCGGCCATACATCGGCTGCGCGCACCGCCGGTTCCCTAATGACAACATCGTTAATCATAAAACCTGAACAAAAGCGGCTCAACCGGTCTATCCATACGGGGGTCGGTCAGACCAATATCCGGATCAACCTCGCCCCCGAGACCGGAAATCGTGCTCAGTTCGCGCGTCAGATGCCCGAACAACGGCACCATGGGTCCAAGAGGCTTGATAGGAGCGCAGAACAGCGGCAAGGTGGGCGGGAGGACGTTCTACTTGGGGAATGTCAGTTGAACAGACACCCATTGCAGATGCGGACCTGCCGGTTGAGGCCTTCAAGGCCCATTTGCGGCTTGGCAGTGGGTTTGGGACGGGTGAAACGCAGGATGCTGTGCTGGCGTCATTTCTGCGTGCCGCGATCGCGGCGGTTGAGGGGCGCACGGGCAAGGCGCTTTTGATGCGCATGTTCGCATTGACGCTGGGGCATTGGACAACGGATTGCGGGCAGGTCTTGCCGGTGGCACCGGTGAGCGCCGTGACACAGGTCGAGCGGATTGCGGCGGACGGGACCCGCGCGGACGTGGCGACCGGCAGCTTTTGGCTGGAGCGCGATACCCAGACCCCGCGTGTGCGGGCCACGGGCACTGCCTTGCCATCGGTGCCCGCCAAGGGATCGGTGGTGGTTCATTTTGAGGCGGGTTTTGCGGCCGCTTGGGACGGTGTGCCCAGTGATCTGCGCCAGGCGGTGCTGATGCTGGCGGCGCATTACTATGAATACCGGCATGATACGGGATTGAGCAATGGTTGCATGCCCTTTGGCGTCACCAGCCTGATCGAGCGCTACAAGCATGTCCGGCTGGGTGCGGGGGCGGTCAGATGAACCTGCCGCGCCTGAACCAGGCGCTGATCCTTGAGGCACCGGAACGCGTCAGCGACGGGTCGGGCGGATATACGCAGGGCTGGATCGTGGTCGGTTCGGTCTGGGCCGAGATCACCGCACGCACCGGGCGTGAGGCCGCGTCAGGCGGCGTGCCGGTCAGCCGTGTAAACTATAAGATCGTGGTGCGAGGTGCCCCCTTTGGCACGCCCGAGCGCCCCCAACCCGAGCAGAGGTTCCGCCAGGGTGCGCGGATCTTCACCATTCAGGCGGTGGCAGAGCGTGACCCTGAGGGCCGCTATCTGACCTGCTTTGCCCAAGAGGAGATGGTGGTATGAGCTTTGCCATGTCCGGGCCGTTGCAAGCGGCTGTTTATGATGCGTTGCGACAGGATGCGGCCCTTGGGGCGATAGTGGGCACAGCGATTTACGATGCGCTGCCTGCGGGGGCGTTGCCGATGATCTATGTACGCCTTGGCAGTGAAAGCGTCACCGATGCCTCTGACGGGACCGGCGCGGGCGCGCTGCATCGTTTCACGATATCGGTCATCACCGCCGCCCCCGGTTTTGCGCAGGCCAAACAGGCGGCAGGCGCGATCAGTGATGTCCTGCACGAAGGCGATCTGACCCTGAGCCGGGGGCGTGTGATCAGCCTGCGCTTTGAGCAGGCCAAGGCCGCGCGCATCGAAAGCGCGGCGACACGCCAGATTGATCTGCGCTTTGCCGCGCGGGTGCAGGACGACGAGATTTAGATTTAATTCAGGAGAGACATGATGGCTGTTCAGGCAGGCAAGGACCTTTTGGTCAAGGTGGATATGACAATTGATGGGCAGTTCGAGACCATCGCGGGCCTGCGGGCCACGCGGGTGAGTTTCAATGCCGAGACCGTCGATGTGACCTCATTGGATAGTGACGGCGGCTGGCGCGAGTTGCTGGCGGGGGCCGGTGTGCGGTCGTGCAATATTTCAGGCTCGGGCGTGTTTCGCGATGAGGGGACGGACGAAAGGGCGCGGCAATTGTTTTTTGACGGGCTGACGCCGGGCTTTCAGATCATCATCCCTGCCTTTGGTGTGGTGGAGGGCCCGTTTCAGGTGACGGCGTTGGAATATGCGGGGCAGCTGAATGGCGAGGCGACCTATGAGTTGAGCCTGCAGTCGGCTGGCATTTTGACGTTCACGCCCGATCTGGTGGTGGTTTGAGCATGGCGAACCGGTGGCGGGGGGATGTGGCGCTGACCCTTGATGGCAAGCGCTGCGTGGCGCGGCTGACGCTGGGTGCGCTGGCCGAGCTTGAGGATGGTCTGGGCGAGGCATCGCTGATGGGGCTGGTCGAGAGGTTCGAGGCGGCGCGGTTTTCGAGCCGTGATGTGGTGGCGTTGCTGGGGGCGGCTTTGCGCGGCGGCGGGTCTGAGATGAGCGACACACAGGTTGCCGCAGCCCGCATCGACGGCGGCCCGGTGGCGGCGGCCAAGGCGGCAGCGGAGCTGTTGGCGCGGGCATTTGTGGTGCCGCAGTGACGGGATTGGACTGGCCGGCGCTGATGCGGGTGGGGTTGCATGGGCTGGGCTTGCAGCCGGCGCAGTTCTGGGCGCTGACGCCGATGGAGTTGCAGATGATGCTGGGCAGCAGGGGCAGCGACGCACCGCTGCTGAGCGACGGGCTGGCCGCCCTGATGGCGGCCTATCCGGACCGGAAAAAGGGAACCGAAAATGGCTGATTTCGATGATTATGGCGGGCTTGAGAGCCATGCCGAAGACCTGAATGCCACATTGGCGAACACCGGCACGCTGGTATCGGGGTTTGACGCTGAATTGCGCCGGATGTCGGCATCGCTGGCCGCCACAGGCAAGGATGTGCAGACGCTGGAAAAGGGTCTGAGCCGTGGATTGCGGCGGGCCTTTGACGGGGTTGTATTTGACGGGATGAAGATGTCGGAGGCCCTGCGCGGCGTGGCGCAATCGCTGGCGAGTACCACCTACAACGCTGCGATGAAGCCGGTGACGGATCATTTGGGTGGGTTGATCAGCCAAGGCGTGGGATCCCTGGTGCAGGGCATTCTGCCCTTTGCCAATGGTGCGCCGTTTTCCCAAGGCAAGGTGATGCCCTTTGCACAAGGAGGGGTGGTCAGCAGTGCCACGACCTTTCCCATGCGCGGTGGCACCGGTTTGATGGGCGAAGCCGGGCCGGAGGCGATCATGCCCCTGGCCCGCGGCCCTGACGGCAAGCTGGGCGTGCGCAGTGGCGGCGGCGGTGGCGCGCCTCAGGTGGTGATGCATATCAGCACGCCCGATGTGCAGGGGTTCCAGCGCTCGCAAAGCCAGATTGCCGCCCAGATGAGCCGGGCTTTGTCCTCTGGCAATCGCAACCGTTAATTTTTACAGGGTCAGGAGCTGCAGATGGCTTTCCATGAAGTAAGATTTCCCGCCACTTTGAGTTTTGGCTCTGTCGGGGGGCCGCATAGGCGCACTGACGTGGTGACCTTGGCCAATGGTTTTGAGGAGCGCAACACGCCCTGGGCCCATTCGCGGCGCAGCTATGATGCGGGGCTGGGGATGCGGTCCATCGACGATCTGCAAATCCTGATCGGGTTTTTCGAGGCGCGGATGGGGCAGATGCACGGGTTCCGTTGGAAGGATTGGTCAGACTACAGATCTGGCCGTGCCACGGCCGAGCCGGTCTTTGATGACCAGAGCATCGGCTATGGAGACGGGGTCACCGCGCAGTTTCAGATCATGAAGACCTATTGGTCCGGTGAGCAATACTATCGCCGCCCGATCAAGAAGCCGGTTGCGGGGTCGGTCAAGGTCGGGGTGGAGCAGGACGAACTGCAAGAGGGGCTGGACTATGAGGTGGATGCCAACAGCGGGATCATCACCTTTGCGCATCCGCCAGACCCCGAGATGGAGATTTATGCGGGCTATGAGTTCGATGTGCCCGTGCGCTTTGACACCGACCGGATCTTGACCAGCGTCGAGAGCTTTCAGGCCGGACAGGTGCCATCGGTGCCGGTGATCGAGGTGCGGATCTGATGGCGGGTTTGACAGCAGCGCTCCAGGCGCATCTGGAGGGTGGGCTGACGACGGTCTGCCATGCCTGGAAAATCACGCGCACAGATGGGGTGAGTTTTGCCTTCACCGATCATGACATGCCCCTGACCTTTGAGGGTGTGGCGTTTCGCGCGGATGCGGGGCTGAGCGCCAAGGCGATTGCCCAGACCACGGGTCTGTCGGTGGACAACACCGAGGCAATCGGGGCGCTGAGCGATGCATCAATCCGCGAGGACGAGATCGAGCAGGGGCGTTTTGACGGTGCGGAAGTACAGGCATGGTTGGTGAACTGGCAGGATGTCAGCCAACGTTGGTTGCAATTTCGCGGCACCATCGGTGAGATGCGGCGGGTTGACGGTTCCTTTCGCGCAGAGTTGCGGGGGCTGACAGAGGCGTTGAACCGGACCCTGGGCCGGGTTTATCAAAAGCCATGCACAGCGGTTCTGGGTGACAGCGCCTGCCGGTTTGATACCAGATTGCTGGGCTATTCCACCACATTGGCAGTGCAACTGGAGGAAGGGGGGCGCAAGTTCACCTGGGACAGCCTGCCTGGCTTTGACGAGGGGTTTTTCATCCGGGGCCGTTTGGATGTGATGGACGGGCCTGCGGCTGGTTTGTTCGGGTTGATCAAACATGACCGGATCAAGGACGGCCAGAGGATTGTCGAGCTGTGGGAACCGATCAAGGGCGATGTGGCCAAGGGCCGGCAGATCAAACTGCTGGCGGGATGCAATAAGCAGCTGGAAACCTGCCGGCTCAAGTTTAACAATATCGTGAATTTTCAAGGCTTTCCTGACTTGCCGGGAGAGGATTGGGTGCTGGCAGTGCCCAAGACCTCAGGCCCCAATACCGGGGGATCGCTGCGATGAGCGGTGCGCAGATTGTTGCGGCAGAAGGAGCCTGGATCGGCACGCCCTATGTGCATCAAAGTTCGGCCCTGGGCGCGGGCTGTGATTGTCTGGGGCTGCTGCGCGGTATTTGGCGTGAGGTGAAGGGTACCGAACCCGAGATGGTACCGGCCTATTCGATGGATTGGTCCGAACCGCAGGGTGAAGAACGGCTTTGGGCCGCAGCCTTGCGGCATTTGGACGCCAAGAACCGCAGTGATGCCGCGCCGGGGGATGTGTTGTTGTTCCGCATGCGCGATGGCGGAGTGGCCAAACATCTGGGCGTCCAGGGGCGCATCGGTGGCGAGGCCAGCTTTATCCACGCCTACAGCGGACACGGGGTGGTGGAGAGCCCCCTGAGCCATCCCTGGCAGCGGCGCATCGTCGCAAGATTTGAATTTCCCAAAGGAGAGTAGCAGATGGCAACGGTCCTGTTTTCAGTCGCGGGTGCGGCAATTGGTGGCTCTGTCGGGGGCACGCTGGCGGGGCTGTCTTCGGTCGCAATCGGGCGTGCAGTGGGCGCGACGCTGGGGCGGATCGTGGATCAGCGTCTCTTGGGTCAGGGTGGTCAGGCGATCGAGACGGGCAAGGTCGATCGTTTTCGACTGACCTCGGCCGGTGAGGGCGATCCGATTGCACAGGTCTATGGCCGGATGCGGCTGGGGGGACATGTGATCTGTGCCTCGGATTTCAGCGAGAGTTCGACCACCTCTGGTGGCGGTAAGGGAAGCAGGTCGCGGCCTGAAACAACCCAATTCAGCTATTCGGTCAGCCTTGCCATCGGGATCTGCGAGGGAGAGATCACGCGCATCGGTCGGGTTTGGGCAGACGGCAATGAAGTGGCGCGGGATGACTTGAACATGCGCGTCTACCCGGGCAGTGCCACGCAACTGCCCGATCCCTTGATCGAGG